GTTCACATATCGGATGAGAACTGGCACAAGCGCGGCGAGCGCTGCTTTGCCTAGATCGGCTGGGTCTGTGTTGCCTGTTGAGTAAACCGCAATGACCGCTGCGATGACCGAGCGACCGTATGAGGCAAGTAGGGCTTTGTCTTTAGGCTTCAACATCTTTGGCTCCTTCTTTCGCTTTTGACTTTAGCCCGTTTGAGGCCACTAAGCCTGACAACGTGCCAGTCATGAAGACGGTCAGGGTTGAGAGCAGGTCTATGAATGCGGAGTCGTTAGGGCTTTGGTGGCCGATCGGTTGGGTCACAAACATGAGCGCATAGACAAAGCCAAGCACGGTAATGGCAAACACGCTGGCAAGAATGATTCCGACAACAACGATTAGTCGAGCGTGAAGCTCCTCGGGTTTAAGGCGTGGTCTCATAAATCAAATCCCGTGTGCACGTTCCAGACGGATTGCAAAGCGGTGGCTCGCATTCTGGCTTTTTCCAGTTGGCAGGGTTTTGGCATGGGTAGCGATATGAGCCGTCATAACCACATCCCGCGCAACCCCACAAGACGACCGCAATTAGTGCGACGTATCCGATGAGGTAACGCCAACGCATTACTCAGTTTGACTTTGGCTTTGTTCTGCTTCGATTTGTGCTGCTTCTTCTGGTGTTGCGTCGCGCACAAGGTCATCTATTTGTACTTTGTATGTCATGTTTGTGTCCTAACTGCGGTATCCGTAAATGTTGATAGTTCCGCCTGTGAGCGTTCCAGTTGTTGGATATATTTGGAACGCGGTGTAGGCGGTTGCTGCTTGATGCATACCTGAACCACTACCGGAATAACCGACCGAATCGTTTATCAAAGTTAGATTGGGAAACAATGTGTAGGCAGCCAAGTTTGGGTTGATTACATCGAACATAGTTCCAAACAATGATCCTGTGCCTTGACCTATTGCGATGCCAGCAGTTCCTAGTTGTGCTTTAGAGGCGGATACCGTTCCACTTGCAAGGTCTACGCGCGCAATTCCGAAGTTGTAGTTAGTGCTGACAGGGTTTGTGCCGTCGTGCATTTTGAGATACATCGAGGTCGTGTATGGCGTGCTTGACATCGTGACATTACTCATTACGACTCTGTATGCGTAATAGTCGCTAGTGAAAGCGCCAGTCACGGTCACGGTTGAAACGCCAGTACCGATGGTTTGTGACTTTACAAGCCAAGAGCCAACGCCGTTCATTTGGGCAGCGGTAAGGATTTGTCCTGCGGTAAATACTGGTGGGGTTGCCATAGTGTCTCCTATCCTAAAACATTGAGGGCATCAAGTGTGCCATAGGTTGCGTCATCCAATATCAACTCGTAAACGATCGTGGTTGGCGCGGTGCTGTACAAAACGCTGTGGCCTGTGCTGAAATCCAGCCGATGCTCGATGCCCTCAACTGACAGCTCTTGGGCCAACTGGGTTGTGCCAGTACCGCTAGGGAACGACTTTTCAACGCTGATCGTGTTGCCAATGTCCACGGTTGCCAGGGTGTCTTTTTGTGCTGTGGTCAACATCAGATACTTTGTTGCGACGGACGTGTAGCGCGGTTCGGGCTCTGGGTTTAACAGATAGTCGGCAGCGTCATCAATGGCAGTTTGTTCATGTAGCAGGCTGTTTGTGATGCTTGTTGTCTGAATGAAATAGGTTGCGATAGACCCTGTATCGGTAGCGGTAGCGGTCTTGCCGTCTAGCCCTGTTACGACCGCGCGGTTGATTACCGAATCAGCCTCAAAACTGATGCCAACCCCGTCATACTTAAAGTTGGTGCCGTCATCATGGAAGTCAGCGACAGGCGCGCTTAACGTGTTCCCAATGCGCTCTTGAAAAGTGAACACGCCAGCCCTTGACATAAACACACGCCCAAACTCGGCGGTCTCGTTGATCTGGGTGATGTATTGCAACACGTTTGTTCCTGCCGGCACGGTGTAGTTGCTGTCGTGGCCTAGGTTGACGGTGCCTGTGGCGATGCTTCGAGCGCCTGCTGGGAAGTCAACTTCTGGCAGGTCTAGGACTGTTTCTATGCGTTCTCCTGATGTCTCTGGGGTGACGTTTAGTTCGTCTAGGAATGTTTGTGCGAGTAGGTAGAACTGGTCAGCGCAATACACGGTCACGGTGTCAAGACCGCCGAGCGCGAAGTTGTAGTCATAGTTGACGACATATCCGCTAAACAATGATTCGGGCACATTGGTTGAGCTGTAACGGATTAGTCGTACTTCGCGCAATGGTGCAAGCCCAGGCTTTGCTTGTGGGGTGTCCCAATAGGGCGAGTTCTGATCGAACGGATTAAAAACCCCTGTCACGTCTTGGATGGTAAATGTCATTGTGCCTGCGCTGAACTGATCGCCCACGTCACGGCGACCGCGCCGCACGTTAATGCTGACAGTCGAGTCCATCACATTGGCAAACTCGGTCGTGCCGTCCAGCACATACTCGGTGTTATCAAGTACGCCTTTTACGGCATCGTCAAGGATGAACGCGTCAACCTGAAAACCTGTGGCGATCTGTAGGTCATAGTTACCTGAATCAACGACCGCTACGCCTGGCATTAGGCCACCTGTAATTGCAACGGCCCAGCGCTACGCGAATAGGCGCGCAAAGCGTTAACGACCGATTCACCGATCTCGGCGCTTGTAGCCAAACCGCCTGTCACGTTGATAGTAATACCGCCACCAGATTGCATGCGATCTAACGGCACGACTGCCTCTGGGCCAGCCTCACCGATCAAGGCAAGCGTAGGACTTGACACGATGCCACCTTCAGCCATACGTGGCAAACCTAAACGCCCTGCAACTTGTGTCGGTGTACCGCCAATTTGTGGCACAGGCACATTTGGAACTTTAGGCAAATCAGGCAACAATGGAATTGAGTTGTACGCGCTAACAATTGCATTAACCGCACCAATTACGGCGTTGACCATGCCAGCATAAAATCCAATGATGCTGTTGACAATTCCTTTAATGCCGTCACGAAACCACTCAAACTTGTTGTATGCGGCGACTAGGGCAACGACCAGCAAAGCAACTCCTGCAGCGATCAGGCTGAATGGGTTAAGTGCCATGGCGATGTTAGTGACAACGATTGCTGCGGCGACCGCTCCGATAGCGGCGGCGATTGCCAAGAATGCTTTGGGGTTATCTTGAGCCCACATTGCAAACTTGTTAAGAACAGGTAGCACGGCTTCAAGCACAGGCAATAGGGCAGCACCGATTGACTCTTTTGTTTCGCTAATGGAGTTCTTAAGAATCTTCATTTTGCCTGCAGCGGTTTCGGCGCTGTTAGCCGTTGCCCCGCCAAAGGTTCCACCAAGCACGTCCATGACTTCGTTTAGGCTTGCGCCTTCTTTGATCATGGTTGACATCTCTGGGGACAATGAACGCAATGCCTTAAAGTTGCCTTGGTAAGCCTTAGCCAATGCGTCAGCAACGCTGGCAGAATCCATGCCGGTGGCCGTGCTGATGTCCATGACAAGGTTCATGTCGTTCATGGCAATGCCAACATCTTTGGTACCGCGCACGAGTGCTTCTAATGCTTTGCGATATTCGGTATCGGCAACACCAGACGCTCGACTCATTGCGCTGATCTGCTTCTCAACCTGCGCGGTCTGTGCGGCGCCAGCGCCAGTCACATTTTGCAAAGTAAGCGCTAAAGCCGCCTGTTCTTGCTGGTCTTCCATTGCAGCGCGTGTGGCATCGCCAAGGGCAACAGCCAAACCGCCAAGCGCGGCAGCTGCAGGAATCGCCGCCTTCTTAATTGCAAACTGGGCCTTTTCGCCTGTGGTTTCCAATTGCTTAAATTGGGCAATCGCTTTTTTAATGCCTTTGCCGTCAAACTCGGAAACGATGGGAAGTACTACAGCCATTACATCAACTCCCTAGAAGTCTTGTCCATGACGCGCTTGACTAGGTCGGTCATTCGTGCGTTGACGTCGTCCTTGTTGCGCTCCCATGCTTTCCACATTACTCGTGACGGTGCACCAAACTTGGCGTTAAGACGTGAGCCCATGACACCGCTGTCCAGAAAGTCAAACAATGATGCGTCTGGGTTTTCCCACCGAACAACAAATGTGGCCAAGTTCACGTTTTGCCCTGCGTATTCTTTAACTTTTTTTGTGTTTATTTTTGCCACAATCTTTTGATCAAATTGACCCCATGGCAACAATTCAGCGCCAGAGCGAACCGTCCATTTTCGTTTCCAACCGCTTAAAGGTTCTTTCAACGGGATGGCCTGATATGCGTCGTCAACAACATTCTGCACGATGCCTTTGTAGTCCCTAGTAATTTCTCGACGCAAAGACTTGTCAATTTTGTTAAGAGTTTTCAAGGCGTCTTTAATTCCAGCAACCTCAATGTTTGCTTCAACCGCCATGACTACCTTCTTTTCTTGTTTGCCTCATTAAGCACTTTAATGACCGTTGTTAAGTCTCGTGAGTCAAACGCGATGTCGCTAGGCCACCAACCGACCGCGACCAGTACTTCTGCTAGTTGGCGGCGGTAGGTGCCGCGTCCGTAGGGTTTGGGTCTGTCTCGTCCAGTACCGGCAGAATGTCGATGTCAGGGTTTTTGCTTAACCATTCGCGCCAGTTGTCGCCAACTTGCTCGCCTTTAATCTTTAAGATTGTGTGCATCCAACAGGCGTAATCCGAATACAACGGATTTGTTGAGAGCTGCTGAATGTTGCGTCGCTCGAGGCGTTCCCATTCCGTAACCACAAACAAGTTTGTGTAATAGAACTCGGGTGCGCTGTCGGCGGTGCGCTTTAATTGCAACTTAATTTTCATGTTTCTCCTATGTCGGCTTGGAGCCGTTATTTATGCGGTTGTGTCAACCGAGTACGTGCCCCCTTGGAGCTCGATCTCGTAAACACTAAGCTCACCCAAGGACGCGTTGATCACAGGCAGGCTAGAAAAATAGGTATCCGTCAAAATAAACCCTGGATTC